TGTCCGATCAGCACTTCGAACGCGCATTTTGGGTTTTCTTGTTGGCTGTAGCAGTAATCGACCAGCGCACCGGCGATTCGGTCTGCGATTTTGTCTGGGTGCATTGGCGATACTTTTTCTGTGATATTCATTGCTTTGTCCTTTAGTTGAGTTTGGTTGCTTTTTTGCCCGTCATTTGTTCCCACCGTTCTATGATGACATCACAGTAGTGTGGGTCCATTTCACACATGTAGCATTTGCGCCCGATTTGTTCGCATGCCATCATGGTCGAGCCACTGCCGCCGAACAGATCTAGGACGCTGTCGCCGACATTGGACGAGTTCCGGATCAACCGCGCGAGCAGTTTTACCGGTTTCATCGTAGGATGTTCTTTGTTGGCGCGTGGTTTATCTTCATAAATAATTGAATTGTCTATAGATTCTACAAGATCTTTATATGCTTTTCTCAGGTCTTCTTCATTCATTAAATCAACGGCTTCGCTAATTGTTGTTTGTTTTCTACCACCATTCCATGTATGGCTTGCGCCTTCTGTCCAGCCATACAAACATGGTTCATGTCGTAATTGATAATCTTTACGTCCTAGAATTAGAGAACTTTTAACCCATTGTAAACATTGGCGGATTTGCCAACCAGCATTTTTTGCTGCTTGATAAAAATTATAGCTTTCCATGTCTGCGTGCCAAATATAAAAAGCTGCGCCCTTTTTTAGATTTGCGTTTGCTATCACAAATGCTGCTGTGAGAAATTCCTGAAAACTCTTGTCTTCCATGTGGTCGTTTTGAATTTTTAAACCATTTCCGCCTTCGTAGTTTACATTGTAGGGCGGATCTGTGAGAAGCAGGTCGGCCTTTGTGCCATCCAGTAGTTTTTCCACATCGGTTGCCTTGGTGCTGTCGCCGCAGATAAGGCGGTGGTCGCCCAGCTGCCAAATATCGCCTGGTTTGACCCTTGTTTCCACATCTGCTTCGTCTGGAACGTCCACTTCGACCACTTCTTTTGTGTCAAAGTCGTCTGACTTGTCTACAATCAGTCCGTATGCTTCGAGCAGGATTGGTTCGAACTTCATTTGCAGGTCTTCGATGTTCCATTCCCCACCGAGTGTGTTATGGCCCAATACGGCTTCCTGGATTTCTTCTTTGGTCAGTTCGCGTTGTGCGACCATGCATTCTATTTCTGCGTTGGGGTCTTGTTCTTTGAATACGAGCCAGCGTGCGTGTCCGGACAGGATCATATTATGGCAGTCCACGATTATGCGGTGTGTGTATCCGTTTTTCTGCATTGACCGTTTCAATCCCTTGAGGGTTTCCTTTGTATGGTTCTGGGGTTATCTGGGTTTGGGTGCAGGTCGGACACCTTTCGGATTTCGTGTTTCCAGCGTCCGTCATCGAACTTGGTTTTCTGTTCCGGCATTTTTCTCTTCCTTTCTTTTGTAGTATGATCTGAGTGCTATTTCGTTGGCGCGTTTATGGTATTCTGGTTCTGCTCGTTTTGCTGCGAGTTTTTTCAGGATGTCCTTTCTGTGTCGCCAGTAATATGCGCGTTGGTTTTTGTAAAGTTCGTTGTTTTGTTTCATTTGTTTTTTATTCTAACTATTTTCTTTTCTGTTGTCAACATTGGTCCGTATTTTTTCCATTGTTGTCTTGCTACTTTTTTGATTGTTCTGTTTGCTTCTGGTGTGAGCTGGGTGGGGTCCATAAATAGACTTAGGCATCGGAAGTATGGTCTGCGTGTTTTGTATGCTGGCGATTTGCTGACGACGGTTGCGAAGCTACCGAATGTTTCTGTTATCCACCATCCGTCACGGTACAGGGTTGCCAGTGACATGGTTGGTGTCCAGATGTCTTTATTGATATGTTTTTTTGGTCTTTCTATTAGGATTCTCTCGAGTTCTTCATACATCTTCCTTCCTTTCCTTTGTGTATGTTTATTTTTTTGTCAAGTTTGATTTTTCCAAGAATACATCCGACTTTGCAGTAGATGTATTCGGCAAGGTATGCACGCACTTCGCTGTCGTCTGGCTTTGTGTCCAGGTTTGCCCCGATGTTGTTTAAGATGAAGTCGGCTGCGTGGATGCATTCGTGCATGATGTAGAATTCGTATTCGTCTTTTGATAGCAGGTATATTTTAACCAACCTTTCGTCTATAAACAAAGTGCAGTATGCTCGTGCCGTCTTAGAGCATTCGTCTGGCAGGTCGCCGACATAAACTTCCACACCATGCTTGAATACGTCTATCTCAAACGCTCCCACTTTCTTTGGTTTCATCGTTCTATTCCTTTTGTTCTGCTTGTTCGTGTATGTTGCCAATGATTTCCAAAGCACTTGTTTGTTCTACCGTATAGCCCATCACGATTACATCGGTTTCTTTGTTAAAGCCGTTGTCTTGTTCCCACTGCGAACGTGCGTTTTGTTTCAATTCCAGCGTGCAAGGTGCAAAGTGCGGGTTGGACATCATACCATAGTCGTCAAACACCTTGGTAATGTTGCAATCCTTAAAACAAGGGTTGATGGCACTTTCAATTTCAATGTCCAACCACTTGGCACAATCGGCAAGAAATCGTTTATTGTCGGGGTGTTCGTTGACAACAGGGTTATTCACAACACGCACATTCTCTCTGCCATATTTTTCAATGGCTAGTTTTGTTGCACAGGCGCTCGCTGCACCACAAGAAAACCAACACACAATCATCGTTCTATTCCTTTTGTTCTGGTTTAATAATAAACCCTGCGCCATCTGTTTTTGTAATCACCATAGCCGTCAAATAATTCATACATACGACCACATTTTTTACAACGGCGTTGTGGTATTTGCACTTCATCATATTCATAACCGTTTGGGTAGTCACGAATATAAAAGTATTCCCATTCGTGCTTACATTTACATTTTGCCATCGTTCTAATCCTTTTGTTCTAGTGCTGTTATTTCTGCTTTTGCGTTTTGTGCGTATTTTATTAAAAATATAGACGGCGTGTCTTTGTGATATTTCAACGAAATCACATCTATTGCATCTTTTGCAACATCCAATGCTTTGCGTGTGCGTATAAGTTCTTGCCATAGTTCGTCTGTCCCTAAACTTCCACACTTTCCACAAATCAACTGGAACGGTCTGGAATACACTCGCTCTAATTCGCCATTACAGAACGGACATTTCATATCACTCATTGTCACCACCTTTGGTTAATGTTGTTATTTGGTCTATGGTGTTATGGATTTCGTCTGGTGTTGTCCAGCAGAACACGTTGCCAGCGTTTAATGATTTGTGGTTCACTGCATATAATTTTACATCTACGCCACAACGAGTTTTATCTATCTCTTTCAGCATATTAACAGCGACATCTAATGCCCACCGTGTACGTTCTAATTCGTTCTGCAATCTCACACATTCGCCTTCCGCAAACTCTTTGTCCATCCGACAAGTTTTAGTATATGCGTTTTCTGCGGGTTCGCATTTTTCTGGTTCTAACTTCATTTGCAATTCATCAATCTGCTTTTCGTGGGTATTGTTTTCTTTAATCAAAGCGTTGACAGCATCTACAAGTTGGTTGATTTTATGAGTAAGCACGTGATTACTATACTCAAAACATTCTGCTAATTTTTCAATCATTTGTTGTCCTTTTTGTGTATGCGTTCTGCGGTTTGTTTTATTGCTTCTGGGTCAAATTTTGGGTTGAACGGGCATACTAAGCAGGGGTGTGGTCCATCGCCGAATGCACGACAAACTTCTGGTCGTAGTTCGTATATTTCGCAGAGCTTTTTCTTTCTGTTGTAGAAAGGGCAACTACTGGTTTTTATGGCGCTTTTGGGTATGTATACCACATGTCCGGCTATAATTTGTCTTTCGAATTGTATTCCTGTGTGCTTTACGCGGTCGTATTCTTCCTGTTGGAAAGGGACGATACCGCAGCACCTTCCGCATCGTTTGCATTTCCATTCTGTCATTTGGGTTCGTCCTTTCTTTTCGCCAGATAGATCCAATTGTCTATTTGTTGTGTGTGTCCAATGGTTGTATATAGTTTGTCCAGGACTTCATCTTCAATCCATGATGTGTTGACGCGTCCGTCTTTCCTGAAACTCAACACTCGACAACCACCCTTTACTTGTTCTACTACGATGAAAAGGTCGCCACATCTGATTGATGCTTTTTTGCGTCTGAATAGCATTGTTCCGATTTCATGTTTCATCATGTTTCCTTAATCTTGGCCGGGTGGGCTGGCATCTAACTCTGGGGCTACTCAATTCGCCATTTTCGTATGTCAATTAGCGGACACACAATCACTTATTCCTACCAGTGTGCAGTATGTTGTTTAAGTGACTTTTTCAACCATTTCCGCACCCACCCGATAATGTTAGCATACTTTGGCGCACCCAGTATGCCGGTGGGTCGGTAAGCAGGGAAACTGATGTGAACCTGCCGCGCCAATCTTGGTGGCCTGACAAGAGGAGAGAGAATGTAGGAGGGAGTCCTGTCAGGCCGTGGTTTATATTAGCAGTGCATCGCGGTACATTTTCAGTAATTCGTCTTCTTCTGCCAATTCGTCTGGGTCTTTGGCGCGAAGTTTGATGCATTGCTTGATGTATTTTGGATCGTACCCTGCATCCTTCGCTTCAGTATATACTTGTTTTATATCTTCTGCAACCTGTTTTGCATCTGCTTCCAGGTTTTCGATTCTTTCCACGATGTGCAGAAGTGCGCCGCTATCTATTTGTTTATTCATCTTTTTTGTCCTTTTTTGTTAGTGCAGGCATCTGGTGGGCGGCTGCCTGCTTGCCGTGTCGATCGCTGGGAGGGAACGTTTATTATGCGTTATGGAAAGTCAGCGACCCCACCAGATTCTAGTTATCGTATGGACCTGGATCTTCTTCCAGTTCTGCCCTACGCAGTGCGCACGCTTCTTTCAGTTCTTTTACTGGTTCTGACATTGCGTATGCGTTGTATATGCTTACCAGATCTGCCACGCATTGTGCTGCCTTGATGTCGTTCTTAGCGGTCACGGACAGTTCTTTTTTTGGCTCTGGCGGTGTTGTTTTTACTGTTTCCGCCTTGTTGTCCTTTCCGTAGGTATAAACCGTCTGGTGTTTGGAATTTTTGATTACCAGTCCGCAGATGTCGCCGTTGTCTGCATAGTCTATCTTTGACACGTAGAACTTGGCGAACGGGTCTTTCAGTTTGTAGCCCTTTCCGCTGGCTTCTGTTGGCACAACGTCCGAGCTGATCCAGATGAACGGTGATGTGTACAGTTCGCGGCCGATTCCCCATTTGAAGCCGGCGCGTTTGAACGCATCGCTGGCTTCGCCTTTCTTCTGGTTGCCTTCATCGTCTTCCCTGGATTCGATGCCACAGTCCTGTTTCCAGATCCATTGGGCCAGTTTTTCGTTCCAGATGCCGATTTTGCAGTACAGGTTGTCCTTGATTGTTTCGTAGGCGCATTGCCAGTTGTCTGGGCCTACGGTTTCGTCCAGTATATCCATGTCGGTTCTGGCTGTTTTGTACAGTAGGAACACGGATCCGTTGGCTTTTATCTGTTTGACCTTGACTTCGATTTCGTCTGCTCTTAGTGGTCTGAATTTCATAGTGTTATCCTTTTTGCTTTGCTTAGTAATGATGCTCTGATTTGGTATAGTTTGTTTTGTGCGGCGGTGCGCGCGTTTGGTTGTGCCAGGATTTCTTGTAGGATCTGCACAACTTCTTCTTTGTGTGTTCTGCGATTCATTACTTTATCCTTATGGTTTGGTCTGATTCCAGGTGCGCCAGTTCGATTGTTTTGCCGTCCACGATGGTTGTGAGCTTTCCGTCTATCATGTGGGCTTTGATTGCCGTCTTGTCCGGTGTGCGTGTTATTACACACAGTCCGTCTGGCAGCCATTGTTCTTCGCCCTGGTGGATTACGACTCGTACTGGTGTCTTGGCCAGCGACACATCGTATGTGCCATATGTTGCTTTGTCCTGGTTTGTTTGTTGCAGGTGTGTTTTTATTAGGTTTTTCAACCATTCTGCGCGGCCTTCAAGTGCCTTGGCTTTCTTTGTGATCCGCGTGGCTTCGTCTTTAAGGTGTTTTGCGCGTGCCTGGCAGTCGCCTATGTAAGTCAAGATTGTGACGGCTTTTTCTTCGATGTCCTGCAGCAGTGTTTGTTTGGTTTCTTCCAGGATTTGCAACGACTCTTCGTCTTGGGCTTGGTCCATGACCGAGTCCAGTTGGCGCAGGTTATAATCTAGTTCGTACAATGTCATTGTTCTTCCTTAAGTGTTTTTGGGCCGTGTACGATCACGTCGAAGGCGGTTTTTACCACTGCCAGCACCATTAAGATTGGTGTCAGCAGGATCATGATTGTGGCCGCAGCGGCCATTGTTATTCTATCGTACATTTTCCCACCTTGTGTTCTTCTTCGTAGTCTTTTGCGCATTGGTCGCTGCAAAATCTGGTACCGTCTGCTGTTATGTTGAGTTCTGTGTGCAGGTATCTTTGTCTGCACCAGGCGCATTCTGCTGTGAATGCTTTTTTCCAGTCGTTTATGGCTAGTTCCAGTTCCACCAGGTATTGAATGTTCCGTGTGGCCAGGTATTCGGACAGTGAGTTCAGTTCCGCCTGGGTTGGTGTGTGTTCCAATTTCAGTGTAAGTTCGTTTATGATCAGTGTTGTTATTGTCATGTTTTCCCCCCTTTATTCCATGATTGATCTGCTGTATCCGAACGGTTTTCCTTCGGCATCGGCTTTCTTTTCAAGTTCTTCCAGTGCTTCCTGGATTTCTTCGTTTGTGATGTTGTGTGCTGCTTTTTGTTCCAGCATCCATTGGTTTGCTTCGGTGCAGTATCTTTCTTCATCTGCCATGCTGTCGCAGAAGCATGCTGCTGTATACCGATTCGCATACATCGCCACAATGTCTTGGATTTCTTGCTTTTTGTCGTTCATTGTTCACTCCTTTGTTTTTTCGACACCCTTATTATAGGATTTTTTGTTTTTATTGTCAAGTCCTTTTTTGATTTTTATTTATTGAGAATTTTTGGATTAGTTTTCCGATGTATTGCTGTGTGACGTATCTGCCGACCATGTTGGATCCGCGCAGCCATTGTTCTGCTCTGCTGGTTGCTGTTGGCAGTTCTTTTCTGTAGGCTTCGAAGTATGGGTTGTTTGGGAACACCAGATCCTTGGTTATAAGTATTCCGCCTGTTCTTCTGCTGGACAGTGCGAGTCCTGTTTCCTGGATGATGTCTTCCATGGTCTTCCTGCGCGCGCGCGTAGTGTCAAGCATTTCAATATCTACCCTAGAATTATATCTTTTATTTACTTTACTTTCCGTACCGGTGTCCGTATCGGACTCCGTACCGGAATTTTTTTTGGCGGATTTCTGCGGATTATATTGTTTTAGGTGATTGATTTTGTTGTAATATGCGATTTTTCCTTTTTCCAGTGCAGGCTTTATTACTGTTTTCCATAGGTATGTATCTGATTCTTTGTTGGGATAATTTAAGATTGCTTCAAGAACTTCATGTTGTTTGTTTTTTGGTAGATCTTTTATGGCTGCGAACCAGTATGTGTCAATCAATAGTTTCATGTTCCCTTCCTTTGTTGCACCAAACACAATACCGATTCGTTTTTGACAGTCAAGTTTTTATTTTTATTTTTTCATGTTCCTTGGTTGCTTGCCTGCTTTGCTACGCTGGAACAGCTTCCGGTTCTCTTCCCTGATCGCTTCCCACAAAAGTGTTTCTGTGAAATCCCTCCCCTTGAATAGCGTATCCCCTTCTGTAGTATCCCCATTGTTCCAGTTGTCCAACTCATTCGCTTTCGCAGCCATGTCTAATATGGTTTTTAATCGGGTTCGGCTTATGCTCTTCGTTGCTCTTAACCATGCTAATGTAGGAATTGATATGCGTGACGTCTTTTGGTACATGTTTTGCCTTTTGTCAACTTGTTATGATTCTACGAACGTATATGCTGGGTATTTGTATTCGAATAGCTTCTTTTTTAGCTTGTATTCTGGCGTTTTGAAACCCTTCGTGTCTTCTACTATCAGCTTTCCATCCCTGTTGTATACGAAGTCTGCTCGGTATACTATCGGGCGTATTTTCTTCCCCTGGTTGTTCGTGTATCCTGGTTGTAGTTCGAAGTCCACCTGGCGTTTTAGGTTCTGGATCACACCGTACCTTTCCCATTGCTGCAGGACGGCCTCACGCTTTGCTTCCTTCTTGCTGTCGTATACTACCCCATCCTGTTCAACGCGCCTTGCGCCGTATTTACTCTTGCTGAATAGTTTGCGGTATTGATAAGCGTTCATTTTTGCCCCGTGGTGCGTGTTTTTGTGTTTTGTGGTATAGTTTATCGTCTTTTTGCTTTTCGCGCGTGTACGGTCAAATTTTATGGGTTAAATAGGCGATTGTTTCTGTTGTATGTGTCGATGTGCAGCCATGATATTCCATGTTCGAAGTTCAGGCTGTCGAATGCGTGGTCCAGCATCAGTTGTTCGCGGACGCGGTTATAGTCTGCTATTTTGCCTGTTTTGTTGGCGCCCCATTTCTTTTCTATGCTGGCGATGTGGATGTCCAGGGCGCGTCCTAGTTTGTGCGCGCTGTATTTTGCCCCTGTGGTGCTGTTTATGTCGCGCAGGCCACAGTCGGTCAGTCCGTTTCCGTTTACTGTACACGCGCCGTATTTTCTGCGTATTTCGTCCGCCAGCTTCAGCAGTGTTGGGTCAAACAGTTTCCATGCCGTTTCTTCCCCGATTTCTTTCAACAGCTTTGGGTTTACCAGTTCTGTTATCGTGTAGTACTTTGGTCTATACATTTGTCTATACTCTTATGTTGAACAGTTTTATTGCCACCAGTAGTATCAGCACGATTGCCAGGGTGTTCCTTTCGGCCCTGGCTTTGCTTGTTTCTGCCTGGCATTGTTTTATGCTGGTGTCGTGCTGTTTCGTTGCGGCATCCGCTCGTGCCGCGCAATCTTTAAGCCCTGTCTTCAATAGCCGGATGTCTGTATCATCTGCCATGTTGTTGTTGGCGTAGTCTATCAGTTGCGCCACGTCCTGCTGAAGCTGGTCGTTGATATCGTTTACTGGGTCTGGTTGTTTTGCGCAGCCAGCCAGCAAAATCGCCGCTATTATCAGTAGTTTCTTCATTTCCTTACCTTTGTTTCTGTTTTAGTATCGCCGTCTGGGCTTTCCCTATGATTATTGCAGGTATTGTTGTGATTTTCAAGTCTGGAATAAATTCATACCGTTTGTTGCGATTCCCTATCTGTTTTCCTATGCGTTCCAGGCGCAGATTCAGTTCTGCGAAGCCCGACAACGCTGTGTGGCCGTAGAATCTTTCCCCGAAGTTCGCGTTGTAGTCTATGGTTCTTCCCTTCTGGTAGCTTGGCGTTTGTACGCACTGGCGGTTTTTGAGCAATACGTCGCCCTGGGTGTTGATGCTCATGACTGGGTTGCTGTAGTCCACCAGCGCATTGTGTTTGTGACCAATCCATATCAAGTCCACGTTCACGCCCTTTGCGATGCTCTGGAAGTCCAGCATGCCCTTTGTTTGTGGTGCGCTGCCGCCTGCGCCGTGGTGCTGGAATATGTCGTAGAAGCACAGCTTGCCGGTATCATCCTTTGCCGAGAATCGCAGGAAGTTTGCATAGTTTCCCACGAGTATCTTGTGTTCCTGGCCCATATTGAGCATCGTTGCCAGCATCTGCAGTACGTCCAGTCCATTGTATTTCAGTATGCTTTCTTCGTGGTTGCCACGCCCCATGAACAGTATCTGCTTCTGGTATGGTTTTAGGAATGCGTATATGTCGTCCAGCTTCTTATTTAGTTGACAGTCCGTGTTTTCAATCAGATGTGGTACTGCGCGTTTCATATCTTTGAGCAGTATTGCGTCAAACAGGTCGCCACCGAACAGGATGTACCGTCCGTCTTTAACACAAAAGTCCAGATGCTTTTTTAAGGTTTCCCTATCGCAATCTGGACTGTCGTAATGTATGTCGCTGAATAATGCCAGCTTTATCGTCTTGCCGGCTTTGGCATCGGTTGTGAATTCGTATGCTCTCATCTTGCTTTTCCCCCATTTCTTATTGTTTCAAGGCGCAGCCATTCCTTGTATTCTTCAAGTGTTAGCGCGCCCTTTGTGCTGTTGCACGATTTGTGGGTGGCGCGCCAGTTGTGTGGCTCGTTCGCGCCGCCGCGGCTGGTTGGTACGCAATGGTCCAGGTTGAAGTCTTTTTCGCTTTCAATCGGTTTTCCGCAAAGATAGCAGTAACACATGCCCAGGCGAATTTGCTCTCTGTACAGTGTTTTCCATTGCTTCTTTGTTGTTGCCACTGCGCGCCTTCCTTATTTACGTTTTTTCTTTCCGCATGCCATTTTTATACTCCTTTGGTTTGTGTTTGTTTTTATTCTGTTATTGGGTCTGTTGGGTATGGCAGATTTTCTTCGATATAAGCCGTAACTTCCTCATCGAGTGCAAGATATTCCGCTTCATCTTCTTGTGTCCAAGTACCGTTTGCCATTTTGCGATTGCGTTCAAGTGTCTGGTCATCAATATGAGTATGGCGATAGTCGATGCGCATCTGCTTAATGTAGTCTTTTGTTGGCGCAGGTGGTTCTGGGCATTCACTTTCTAAATATAAGCTACCATCATAACCATAAACGATATTTTCTTCTGTGGTTTCATATTCACCCCAAGATTCAGCAACTTTCAAAAATGGCGTTGATTTGATGATTTTACCATCTTGTTTTTTATAATATGTAATCATTACATTACTCCTATTGTTTTGTCTTTGTTGTTATATTTCCCCTTCGGCATAAATAAAACGATACCTTTCTATTGTGTATGTTCCAGAAAAAGGACTTACTGTGAATTTCTGACCTTTTCTTACTGGAATAAACAGATTTATTGTAGAACCATTTACAGGTCTGCCAGCAATAGCGTTAAGGATATTGTTTTTTATGTCTGCTGTATCTATTCTGTCTTTATCCCCAACTAATATAGCTACAGCCCCACCAGCAGGCGTTGTTGATGCCGACAGAAGAACATAACCATTTGCGGTAGCTGTATGAAAATCTGATGAACCACCATAGGTTAAATTTTCCCAAGTATCGCTTGGCATCGCAAACCCAGCAATAGTGCTTTTCCCTGTTGCATCAAAATTGCTCGCATCTGTATCTGTCTTTCCATCCAGTGCTGTATAAACACCGCCCGATGACACAGCATTAGTTGAATCTTCTGTTGGTATAGCATCTATTGATGGTATTTTATTATTTACATAATCTTTATTTGCTATTTGATTTGATGGTGAATCATTTGTTGGTGTTGGTGCTGTTGGTGTGCCGGTCAATGCCGCGTCTTCAAACGATATAATCTTCGGGTATGGTGTGAACGTCTTCTGATTGTGCGACCACAATACCTGTCCACCCTGCTGGCCGTCCTGTTCTACAATGTCCCATATCTTGCTTGTTATGGTCACATAGCCGTTGTAATCTGCTGGTGGTGTGATTATTTGGTCTTGCACCCATGCCCCATTTACACGATTGTACGTTACGATTATTGGGTTGCCTTGTCCGTCTGTCTGTGAGAAGTCTGCATAGTTTGTGCCGTCTTCCGCTGCTGGTGCCACGGTTGCAGCATACATTTTGGCGTACCATACGCCTTTGGCTGTCAGTTGTTCCCCAGAATTTGCCGCTGTGTCAATCTTGTTGTTCAGTTCGGTTTCTTCTGTTTGGGTTATTCCCTTGTTGGTTGTTGTTATTTGTGTTGCAAAGTCTGTCGCTTTGTAGGCGACATTTTCTTCCAGGTTATCCAATCTTTCGTCCTGGTCTTCGTCTTTTTCTTTTATGTCGGCTATATCATCCTGGATGGTTTCAATATCGTCCTGGATGGATTCAATTGTTTCGTCAATGGTTTTTTCCCATTTGCTTTGGATGACTTGGGTGCCTACGTTATCCAATGTGCGTTCTGTTACGCATAATACGTTACGTTCCACTTTGGTTCTGTCTGCCGGGTTGTGCCATTCATGGATGATTAAATCGTGCAGATTGATATCTATGATTTTATCGTTGAAATAGCCACTTGTGCTGACGGTTGCCAAGTCGTCCGTGGTTTTGTACACGAATACGCCGGCCTTGACATCGTTGCGGTTGTTGCTGGCTACGTGGCAGAAGTTTTGTTTATTGAACATTGTTGCACCCCTTTCTGTTTTTCATCCTAACATTATTGCGGATTGTATTTCAAGCGGTTTGTTACTTGTATTTCCAATTATATTTTCCTGCTGTTTTTCTGCGTCCATTACATACCATAGATATAGCAGAACCAAATATTCCGGTTTTTCGTTCTGCTTCCACTACCCCACAAAATTCAGCGATTACTTTACCATCTTTTATTTGTTGAACTAATTTTGTTCGCCAATGGTCTTTTCCGGTCTTAGTATATCCTTTAGGGTGTGCGTGATGCAAAACTCTAAATTTATGGATTGCATTTTCGCTGCACGTAACCCATTCAAGATTTTCAATTCTATTGTCGCTTTTTATTCCATTTTTATGATTGACTTGTGATTTATTTTCTGGGTTTGGTATGAATGCTTCCGCAACAAGACGATGAACTTTTTTGTAATATTGCTTCTTGTTTTTGTGAAGCGTTAAAACCATGTATCCATATACGGTTTTATATGGTGTCATTTTTTGGAACGTATTTGTATGGTTGTAGTTTTTAGAATATACGTCGCCTTCGGTTGATATGTAATATCCAGGAAATTCCGGAATTTCTTTTATATTATTCATTTTTTACCTTTATTCTATTGCTAAGTATATTTATTAAATCGTTTGTTGTTAGCCGTTCGCCATCCAGACCGTAGTTTCTGTGGAATTTTCGGTCTATGGTTTTTCCAAGTGCTGTCGTGTCCAGTGTTGTACCGGTCGCACGGCTTCCTGCGCGTGTGAGCGATTTTATCTGTGCTGGTACCAGTTTGTTTACCTGGTTGTATCCGAAGCTTGTCGCCCATCTGTCTGGGTACTTGGTCATGTAGTCAATTGGGCTGTCTGTGAACTGGTTGACGAGCGGTGTTTCGCCCAGTGCTTCCATCAGGCCGAACCCTAAGCCATTGCTTATTGCTGCCATCTTCTTGTCTTCCCAGTCTTTTACCATCTTTGCTGCGGTGCGAAGCGGTATTTCCAGTGGGCCGAAGATGTCCAGCTTTACCCACACATTGCCGATTCTTATGCTGTCGTATGGTTTGTTTGGATCGTACTTTCTGCCTGTCTGGTATGGTTCTGCGTACCAGTCATCATCATCGCCCGACAGTGATGCCAGCAGTGCCACGGCTACTGCGGTTAGTGTGAAATATGTCCAGTCGGCTTTCAGTGCTATCTTTTTGAGTTCTGGGATTTCTTTCCCTTGAAGCACTTTCAGTCCGGTTGTCAGTGTGCGCACTGGTGCCAGTGATGCCGTCAGGCCCATTTCTATGACGTTTGCGCCGGTTTTCAAGAACGGTGCCAGGATGTTTCCAAGGCCGAAGCCGTTTGGATCCAGCCCCAGCATTCCGCGCGAGAGTGTGTTCAGTTGGCTGCGGATGTGGTTCAGTGCGCTCGCCATCATTCCGTCTTGTGTGAATACTGCCATGTTTGCTACTGCCAGGGCTTGTTTGCGTGCTACCTGTGCTTCTTCGCTTTTGTTGCCCAGCTTTGCGTATTCTTTGAACAGTTCTGTTGCCTTTGCACTGTCGCCGTTTGCGTTCTTTGTGGCGATTCGTGCCAGTGCATCCACGAATGTCGGTATGCGGAACCAGTTATCTTCTTTGCCCAGTATGTCGAACGTGAAGTTGTACCAGTGGGCTTGTTCATGGTTGGTGTATTTTTCGCCGTGCAGGACGCTTGGGCTTGTTGGTTTTTCCATCTGCGCCAGGTTCATACCGCTTGCGTTGAATATCTGTTTTATGCGGTCTATTTCGCCTTTCGTGACGGCTGTGTTTACTTTGTTTTTCCCGATGCCCCTTGCTGCGTTGCGTATGATGGCCGTGTTGATTGCGGTTGATGGTACGTTGGCGAAGAACAGTGTGTTCACTGACATCAACATTGCGCTTGGTGCGTATGATCCGAACAGGTTGTCCATGAATATTCCGAATCTGCCCCAGCGTCCGATGTACGCTTTCTTCATTTTGTCTTTCACGAACTGCCAGTGGCGGATGTCTTTTGCTGATTGTACAGCGCGCGTGTACTTTCCGTCTTTCTGTTCGGTGCTATTGATTCCTTCCAGTGCCACCTGTGCGGCGATAGAAGCTTTCATCAGCTCTGCCTGTTCCTTGGTGTCGATTTGCGCGTGTGCGGCTTGTTTTATTTGTTTTTCGGCCCATTTTATGAACGCGCGACTGTCTTTTGTTTTGTAGCCTGTCAGGTCTAGCTGGTTCAGTATGGCGTTTGTGGTGTTGCCTGAGAACTTGGTCTTGGCTTCTTCGATGAACGCTTTGATTGCCGTTTTGCGTTCTTCGCTGTCTGGTGTGGTTGCTATGATTGCGCCCACGCGTGATGCGATGAATTCGCGTATGTCACCGTTCCATTTTTCTATTGCGCCTTGGCGTGTTCCTGCGTAGTTGACGGCCGCTTTCAGTTCGCGTGCTGCTTCCACTTCGCGCTTTGCGTCAAGGTATGCCTGGTGCGACAGGTCGCCCGACAGCGATAGTGTGCTTCCGGACATTGATTTGACGATTGCCAGATTGTTATCCAGGATGTACCATTCGTCCGAGCCTTTTGCTACGGTTTCCATGACGGCGCGGATGATCATGCCCTGGTCGACTGGTGCATCGTATTCGGTCATTGTTTCTGGGTCTGCGAATGCCAGTTCACGTGCGTGTTCTGGATTTTTCTGCACGTATGCGCGTGCGGCTTCTGCTGCGCGTTCGCGTGCGTCTGGTTGGCGTGTTTTGAACCATTTTTCACGCAGGGTCGGTTTGGTGGCTGTTGGAAGCAGGCGGTCGTTTGGCAGGTTCTTTGCTTCTGCTTTCATGACTACTTCTTCGCCGTCCAGTGCTGCGCGCATGTCGCTTGGTGTATTTTCCCCGATGGCGCGCCACAGCTGAGCGTCTGCTTTATTTTGCAGTTCGCTGTCCTGACCCCATTCTTTTTCGCGGTTGTTCATCGTCTTCTGCGTGGATGGCACGATTTTGCCGTTTGCGTCTGACACGTTCACGAGCCGTTGTGCGTCTGGTGCGCTTGGCAGTCCTGGTGCGATTGGGCTGGCGAACCATTTGTTGAAGAAGTCTATTGAACGTTCATCAAGGTATGGGTTCTTTACTTCGCCATTTTCGTCCAGGTAGCCGATGTTCAATATGGATTTATATTTTTCTGGCACCCAGTTCAAGAATGTTTGGAAGCCCAGGTTATTTACGTCATCCACGCCCAGTCCTGTTATGTATGCTTCCACCATGCTTGCGAATCGTTCTTGCTGTTGCACCGTGAGTGTTTCTTGGTTCGGGTCTATTTCCAGCATTTCGAACAGGCGGCGTGTGTCGTCCAGCCATTCCTGTGTGACGGTTTTTGTTCCGCCTATGGTCTGCTGGTATATTCCCCAGATTTTTTCCAGGTATCTGTGGTGCATTTCGTGGACGAGTGTTGTTTCGTTCCAGTTTTTGCCCAGTACGATTGCCTGCAGTTCTGGGTCATAGAATCCCAGGGTCACACCGCGCCGTTGTTCTAATTGTTCGCCTGTGGATTCTGTTTGGAATAGTTGCCCCTGGGCTGTTGTTGCGAATTGGTTCTGGTAGCTGGCGACTGCTGCGGCCAGTTCTGCGTTCTTAATTTCGCCTGTTTCTTCTGCGAACAGCGATTCGTATTCACGGCCTTTGCTGGCGGCCATCTGTGCGCGTTCTTCGTCTGTGGTTTTAATTGCTTGAATCAACGCGTCTTTTTTCGACAGTGGTGCCACCGTCTGCCCGAACATGTCTTCGCCTGCGGCCACTTGTTCCTGGTTTGTTGACAGTTTGGTTATGTAGTTGTTTAGGAATTGGCGGTTTGTTGTTGTGTCTGCATAGAGCCAGTTCCAGAGCAGGATGTTTTCTGGCATTACGTCACGGCCGTCCATTTCCACCTGTTGTGTCACTTCCAGGAAGTTGTCTTTGGTTGTGGTTTGGTATTTCTGCAGTGCGTGGTATATGTCTTCGCGGATTTGCAGGTCTGGGTATTTGGTCGCTGTTTCGTATATCAGGCTTCCGTTTGCTGTGAGCACGTCCAGGACTTTTTGTGGTATTCCACGATCAAGGACTAGTGCTTCGAATAATTGCGTGTCGTTGCCGCACAGCCATGACAGCAATGCGTCTTCGTATCTCTGGCGTACTTGGCGGCGGTTCCATTTTCCGTTGTTCTGCATCAGTCCACGGCGTTCTGACATTGGTAATTTTCCAGCGAAGTCGATGTCCGTTGGGCTGTCTTTCAGGTATCTGCTGTCGCGCTTTGCTTGGCTTGCTTCGTCAAACGCGGATGTTTCGCTGATGTTGCTGATGTCTGCTGCGGCTATCTGTTCTTCCGGTGTCATTGTGGTGTTGCGCCGTACCAGTATTGGTCTTTCCATGCCTTCGGTTTTGAACCCTGCTGCTTCCAGTGCTTCGCGGTATGTTGCGGCTGTTTCTGGGTTTTCGTATGCGTAGCGGATGATTTCTGCGCGTCCGTTGCCTGCGATTACTTCGCCTTGTGCGTTGACCACTGGTGCGCCTTCTGCTGATGTACTTGAGCGGAGTAAGCGTTCTGGTGTGATGTTTGCGGCTTTTTCGCGCAGGTCTGCCACGTCTTGTGTTGTTCCACGGCTGGCGCGGTTCTGCAGTTCGATGTTGGTGTAGTTCGGGTTTGGTTCGCCGTTGATGTGGCTTGGTTGAATTTCTGACAGATCTACGACCTGATATTCCACCGGTATGCGCTTTCCTGCGAATAGGACGTAGTCTTGTCCTGCTTCTGCCTGTGTGGCGGTGTCAATTGTCGCCGTCTGTTCTGGTTGCAGGTCTTTGGCGGTTATGTAGTCCGCTTCTTCTTTTTTGCGTGTCCTGCGTGCGTTTTCTCTGGCGTTTTGGCGTTTCAGTGCGCGTATCTGATATTGCAGGATTGCTTTCCGGCGTTGTGCTGATTCCTTTGCGCCTTCGGTTGCTGTTCCCAGCTTGGCCGCGTCTGTCTGTTCTTTGATGATTGCGTTTTGTTTGTCCAGCAGTTCCTGCAGTTCATCCACGTTTGTGATTGGTTGGAACAGCAGGATTGGTGCCTTGCCTTCTGCTGCGTCCAAGACCTGCATGTCTGCGACTTCCAGAAATTCCGACAGTGGCAGTCCTGCCTTGTTGGCTTGGATTATTGCTGGCAGGGTCACGCTTTCTGCGACCGCCTGGATGTATTCTTCTTTTGATTTATTCTGGTCGGCCCATGGTGTTGTTCCAGTTGCGTCTATCAGTTCGCCGATGCGTTGTTTTACGATGTCGAAGGCTTGTCCGTATTGGTTGCGGATTTCCACGCGTGTTGCGATTTCGTCCACCATCTGCGTCTTGCCGTCTTCAATGATTTGGTCGGCGATTTCTGCTATTTTGTTTTCGTCCAGCCCTGCACCGCGTTCTGTGTTCCAGCGGTTGATTTTATCAACTATGGATTTGCGGTTGTATCTGTAGAGCCCCCATCCCATCGGGCCACCGATTATCGCGCCGTACATTGCTGATGTGAGTGCTTTTTTGAGCGATGCGTCTGTGAACAGTTCTTCGCCGTACCCTGCGATTGCGTTGGCTAGGTCTTCGCCGATCGACTGGATGAATTCTTCGCCGCCTTCTTCAATTGCGCTTGTGCCGAGTCTGCGCAGGGCTTTCAGTGCTGCGGACTTTGTTATTTTACCTTCCATGCGTGCCAGGCGCGACATTGCTTCCAGTGTGCTGTATCTTCCTAATGCGCCTGCTGCGATTCGTTCCACACCGAGCATGGTTTCTGTGATTCCGTTGAATACGCCGTATGCGCCTGCGATTCCCAGGTCTTTTGCGCGTTCTTCTTTGCTGTAGCCTTCGATGTCGCCTGTTTTTTCAATGTAGCGGTCCACCAGGTCTGCTTCCATACCTGCGGCTGCTTCTACGCCTGCGATTGCGCCGATTGCTGCTGGGCTTCCTGTGGCGAGTCCGAGTCCTGCGTATTTAATTACGGATCCGAGCGCGTTTGAGAAGTCGTATGTTTTCTTGTATTTTATCTTTTCTGCTGTGTCGGCTTGGCGTGTTTGGCGCAGGAAGTGGCGTGTGTATAGTGCGTCCTGCATCAGTCGTTCGGCTTCGTCCTGTGTCATGTCTGGTGACGAGTATGAGATTCCGGCGACTTTGGTTGCTTCATCTATGTCCTGTACGCCTGTTTTTATGCTATCCCAGATTCCAGCCCCGACAGTTTCGAGCCAGTTTAATTTTTCTGGTCCTTCGCGTTGGAATTTGGTTGTCAGTGCTTCGATTGGGTTTATCTTTATGGACTTTGCTATATCTTGGGCTGACATTGTCCATTCGCGCGGCGTGGGGTTTGATATTGCGTATGCTTCTGGGTCTGTGATTGCCAAAGCTTCTTCAGCCTGTAAGGCTTCTAATTCTTTATCGTCCATGTGATTTCCCCTTGGTTAGTTGCGTTCAACGAACACCGCGCCTTTGTTGTCAAATCCTTTGAACTCCAGCGTCCTTCCCATATAGTTTAACAGAGCAGGCTTGCCTTCTGCAAGTGCTTTTTCTAGTCTTTGCCATTCGTTGTCTGAGTGCACTATGAATGATACTCTGTTTTTATCATAGTTCCTGTCGGCTTGTGCGCTCGCCTGTTGGAACGCTGTATAGTCGCCGGCCAGGTAATAGAGCATTGCTGGCACCAGGTCATCGTTGTATCTGCGTGCGGCGAGTTCTGTTGCTTTGGATACTGCGTCTTGGTACAGTGTGGTTGTGCCGTAGTCTGAGACCTGTTCTTTACGTGCTTTTATGCCTGATGTTAGTCCTGACGCGAAGAACGGGGTGCTGGTTCCCATGCGTGTCAAGGCTTCGACCTTTGTTCTGTTCGCGAAATCTGCGTCTACAAGGGTTTGTTTTGCCTGCTTGTCTGTCAGGGCTTTCTGTATGCTTTGTTTGATTCTGTCCGCGTATTCTGGGTTCAGATTGGTTTCTTTCGCGACTGCAGACAGGCGTGTCATAGCTTCTGCTGCCACGCCGACCAGTTTTGCCTGTCCTTCTGGGGACGGCACATCGTCTGTGTTTTCTACCAGTTCTGAGAACACGTTGTATGCCTGGACGAATGCGTTCGGGCTTGTTTTCTTTTCTGGGTCGTAGTATGCGCCAGTGGTCGTTTCCTTTGCTGCCGTGACCAGCTTATCTATTGCCTTGTCGTCCGTGAAGTCATACCCCTTGGCTTTTTCAATGTTCAGTTGTGTTGGTTCGGTTATAAGGTTTACTTGGTCATAGTATGCTTGTCCGTGGACCTTGCGCACATTGTCATCTTTCAGTTGTTTTATGCGTTTGGTCAGGGCTATTTCCATGCTTTCGTATGTGTCTGCATCGATGCCTGTATCTTCCATGAACTTGTCGCGGTTCTGGAAGATTTCTTCATCCCATTTCTGCAGTTCTTCTAGTTCTGGCCGTGCTATAAACTGTTTGAACCCTGCGACCGCTGCATCTTTTGGCATGAGCATCTTCGCGCGCTGGCTTTCTGAGAATAGTGGATTTCCGTTTTCGTCCGTCAATCCTGTCAATCTTTCCAGGTCTGCCCTGTGCTGACGATATATTGCCAGGTCTATTGGTCTTTTTTCGCCTTCTGGCGCGGTTATGTATCGTAGGACGTTGAAGTAGTCGTCCGCGATTTGATTCGTGCCTGCGACCGCGTTTGCGTGCGCCAATGCCTTGTTCTGTTTTGCTATGTTGCGTTCCTGGTTCGCTTGTGCTTTTGTGACCAGTGATATTGCATTGCTGTCCAGTTTTTGTTTTAGGTCGTTCTGTACCGATTCTGGCAGGTCTTTGAACATTCCTGGAAGTTTGGACAGGGCGTTTGCCAGTGCGATTGGGTTGTTTTTGTATTTTTGGTACGCTTTTTGTGCTTCCGCGTTCGCTGTGGTGGTTGCGTACAGCTGGAAGTTCTGGGTGGCGTTCTTGATTTTTGTGTCACCAACCTTGTCAAACAAAGAAAGGTCGATGTCTGGTATTTTGACATTGACTGGTTCGATTGGTGTTGGTGTTCCTGGTCCTATTGTGCGTGCCATTTGTTTCCCCTTATTCGTACATCGATGTCAGTGTTCCGCCCTTTGTGGCTTTGCTGACATCTTTACCTTTCTTGTATCCTTTGTACAGGTCGCCCCATGATTCGCCTGTTCCGCCTGCTGTTTCTACTGCAAGACCAAGGTTGACCGCGCTTCCGAGCAGTCCGGTCCACATTTGCTTGATTGCGTAGTTTGCGGCTTCTTTGCTGGACTTCTTTCCTGCTTCCAGTGCGATTTTCTTCAGGCGTGCGTTGCTTTCTGCTTCGCGCATATCTTCTGTGATTTCGCTTGCTTGTTCCTTCGACAGTTCGAGCACGTTGCCTGCGTTCACGCGGATGTTCTTTGCTGCCAGGCTCATGATGTTATTTTCTATGGTTTTGTTGAATCTGTCTGCCAGCTGGTGTTTTATGTATAGTACCTGGTTGTCCAGGGCGTTCATCTGATTGTCGTAGTTCTGGGCCGCTATGTCTGCGCTGTCGCGGATGTTTTTCGGTTGCCCTGCTGCGATTCCAACAGCTCTGTTGAAGAAGTCGCTTGCTGCGGCCACGGTTTTCATTACTGCGCCTGTGTATAGGTCTTTTTGCGCCTTTGCTTTTATTTGGGTGTTGTCGCCCAGCAGTTTATTCAGTGCGTTTGTTATGTCTGCTGGTACTGCGCTTGTTTCGCGTGGTGTGTTTGCGAGCAGGGTTTGTATCAAGTCCACTATATTGTCTGTGGTGTCTGTGACCGACAGGCTCAGACTGTCAACGTCTGTTGGTTCGCCAGTGGCGATTTCTGTTGGGTGTATTTCTGGCAGGGACATTCCAGGCTCGTTGTCTGCGGCAGACATCGGCCACTGTTCCTGTGGTTGAAACAGGCCCCTTATAAAGTTCAGCGTGTCGTCCATTAGCTTTCCAAAGTTCCGTACTCGATGATCATGGTCAATGATTCGATTATGAACTTTGCCCCATTGATGTTCTTTATTGTATATCTTACCTGATCTTTCATTCCAGTACAACCATAAAAATTGACCGATTTTTTGTCTGGTGACATGTAGCCAGTTTTGTCGCATACTGTGAATGCGCCTGGTTCTGTGTTGCGGATTACTGCCACAGCCTTTCCGATTCGTTTTTTCTCGGTGTAGGTCTTGCCCTGGATGTCGATTGGGTGTGATATCAGTTCTGCGTTTATCATGAAACCAACGCGAGGATGTGTCAGGTCTATCAACGGCTTTGTGTAGTTGCCGTTTGCGTCCAGCGTGTCATCCCATTTGTATTCATCGCCATCGAAGACACTCACGGTTGCCCCTGGCAGTGTCAGGTCGTATGTCATGATATCTTCTGTGGAATCATACGTATATTCTACTGAATTGTATATTATATGGTATGCTGCTGTTACACTGTCAATCGTACCGATTTGTGTGCCGTACTTATTGTACACGGGGTCGCCTGCGTGTGTTTCTGTTGTCCAGTTTTGTTTGTATTCTGTATAAACTAACTGTGTACCATTTTTCCACGCCATCAAGGATATCTTGCCCTGGTTTCTGCACAGTGAGAATCGTGTGTCTGTTGGCTGGGCTTCTATCTCGTAGTCAAGCAGGTTGTCCTGGCTCAGTTCTGCCAGGCTGTATCCTTGTGGATACACTTGGGCTGGTATTGTTGTTGAGTTTCGTGCAAAGTATTTCCCTGTCACGATGAACCATGGCTTGTTGTTTACCACGACTGCCGACACCACGGTTGGCACGTCTTGTCCAAAGCTGAACACTTTCTGCAGTTTTGGTATATCCCAGCGACTCCAAATTTGCGCCTGGTTCCCTGGTACGAAGTTGCAGGTGATCAGTGATGGTGCTTTGGTGATAAACGGTTGCTGTGTGTCAATTATTGTGTTTTGTATGATGTACAGGTGGCTTCCGGTGTTGTGTTCCTTGTCGTACCGAGATACCATTGCAACAGGGTTGAACACCAGGTCTGGTTGGCACATCTGGTTTATTACGTTTGACTGATAGATATCTGTCTGCAGTTCGTATTGCAGGGCGCGTATCTGCTGTTTGCTCTTGTCTGTGTAGAGCAGTGCTGCGCCGAATACAATTGGTCGGCAGTTTGGCGAACATCCATTGGTGGATTGTTTTGCTACACCTGCCTGCTGGCTGTATGCGTATTCGCTGTCGCTTGTGAATACCTTCACGCCGTTATAGTCCACAACGTATTGGACTTTTTCCTGGTACGTGGTGTTGATGTCGATTACGACCGCTTCGTTCTGTGTGTTGTAGTCGTTTTTGAAGTCGTTGAATTTTGCTATCTGTGACCCTACGGCGTATCCTGGTATTTCGTGTTCCGCGTTCAGCCATCTTGTTGCGTACAGTCTTTGCTGTGAGAATGTATATTCCGTTGGTTGATAGTCTTCAAGGGATATATATCCATATTCTACTGTGACGCTTTGGTCTTTTCCGTCTGCTTTTGCAACTGGTGTCAGCAGTGGGCCGAACATTTGCACATTTAGTGTTTGCGCTGGCACGTCTGACCACGAGTTTGATCCGTAATTATACTGTCTGTATCCTGTTGCCGATGCGGTGCATTGTACCCATACTGTTCTATTCTTTTTTACGACTATCCATCCGTGTTCGTCTTCCCCTGGATAGTGTATCCATTGGCCGTCACTCATTATTCTTAGCGCAAAATAGTTTGTGTTAATATGGTCTGCGACACATATCAAACCAGTCGAAGGGAATGGTCCATCACCAGACGCTGTGTCATCAAATACGTAGTCTGGGAAGTATACGGTGCTTCCGCCGACCTGATATCCTTCTACGCGCATGTAGCAACCAAGATTTGGGAACTTGACAATCGATCCGGTTGGGATTGCTTCTGCTATGGCCTGCGTGTCGCCGGTCAGTCCTGTGTCAATTATGCTGTATGGCGAAGAGTTTCCGCTAGCGTCTGTCCAGGCGAAATTTGTAAACCCAAGGCCGTCTTTGTTGAATTCCAGCCCTGGCAGGTCGGTTGCGCTTACGGTTTTGCTTTGCGATCCGCCTGGTGCATACCATGGTGCTGAGAATTTAAATTCTTCTACGGTTATGTCATCTGTGTCGGTCAGTCTAAGTACTACCGGCTCGTTCCATACGTTTGATAATATTCCCCAGTTGTTTGATTGTGCGAACGATGCGTGTCCGAGTTTTCCCCACGGTTTTGATATTTCATCTGTGTAGTTTGTTCCGGATATGTTCACTTGGCGGACATATTTTTCGTTTTCAATCAAGAACCCTGCTATCTTGTTGTATCCGACCACGAATATGATGTATTTGCTTTCGTTTACCGTGAATACGAATGTTGATGGTGGTATTGTCGCCGGTGGATTGAATTGTCCTGTGTCGCTCAACAAAACGGCCGTATGTGGCGTTGGTGAGTCTAGGGTTTGTGACACGATTTTCAGTGCTGGTCTGCGCGATATGTTGCCATATATGTCGGCCACAATGTTTTCCAGCTTGGATACAGATACCTGGGTAATACCAGTGTCGGTGCGTTCTTCCAGCGCATCGGCTGTTTCCCCACGCGACCATTTAACCTTTTTCTGTTGGCTCTGCATGTGCTTCCCCTTAGACTATGCCGCCACCAAAGCGACCGCGCACCCATAATATCGGGTTGCCTGTTAGTGCCTGGTGTGGATTCTTGTGGCTGTCCATGTTTTTCGCTTTCTTGAATAATACTGGTTCTTCTGCCTGCAGGTACGCCTGGCGTTGCATGTCGCCGTTCAGGTACGAGTTCAGGCGCATTGCGAAGTATGTCTTGAACCAGTCCACGAATTCCGGTGTGAAATTTCCTTCTTCAACGCGTGCTGTGTATTTTACGTATATTGGATCCTGGTTGCAGTATATTACTGTTCCTACGACCAGAAAATCTGCCAAGCTGTCGAAGTTTGCGTTCGTGTGGGCTGATATCTGTCCTAGGCAATTGGTTGGCAGCGTGGCTTTCTTTTTGTATTTATGGTGCAATGCGTCTGTGTCTGGCGTGTCCGTTGTGGCCAATTCCACGTGTGTCAGTGCGAATGTCCACGGGTATGCGCCCAGTGCGTTTTGCAGTGCCAGCTCGTATTGCTGGTTTATGATAGGAATGTCGGTGTTGCCTGTGTCGGTCCAATCACTTATTGTTTCGTGATTGATTTCCGTCAGTGCTAAGTTTTTGATTTCTGCCGCTGTGAATGCCATTTTGCACGCCTTTCATTGATTTACCCAGGCCCTACCACTAGGCAGGGCAAGGGCAAAGCAACTTACGATAACGCAGCTACTGTGACAACACCATCGGTGACGTCAGATACATAGTACCAAACGTCTGCGTTGGATGGGTCGTCGGGAATGACACAGATACGGTCATACAGTTTCAATCCCAAGTTTGATGGGAAGTACCCTGCTGTCGTGATTGTGTCACCGTCTGCGTTGAAGAAACGGTAGTAGCAAATGCCACCCAAGATGGATTTTGCGTTTGCGACTTCCGCGCCAAAGTTTTTCAATTTGAATGCCATCGTTTACTCCTTTGATTAAGCAGCCAATTCGATGCCGACCACGCCTTTGTCGTCAATAACGACTGAGCCTGTTGAGCACCAGAATGAGTGATAGTATCCATGGTATTGTGGCGCATCTGCAACGTGTACTTCGCGCAATTTGCCGATGAATGTACCAACTGCGGCTTTATCGAACAAGAACGCCAATACCGTTGGGGCTTGTGCTGTGCTGTTCGGACCTGCTGGCAATTTGTAGTCTGGTTGAGACGCTGGAACGAATTCCCATTTCACGCCCATCCATGTCTTTACTTCATCGCCTGTCACTAATGGACGATAATCGTTGGTCAAGAAGTTTGTCCAAGTTGTATCGTCTTCCATGTCTTCTTGCATTGTTGCTGGGCCGACCAATGTCAAGTTGTCTGTTGGAACTGCGTTGTTGCGCAATAAGCCCTTTGCTTCAGACAAGATGTCTGTGGACATTGGGTCTGTGTGGTGATCCAACAACAAGTTTGTTGAGTCGTAGCCTGCTGCCAATTGGTCGATGATGTTCTGACCGATTGCGCGGTTCAATGCATAGACGGCATTGTCTGTGTTGACGCGTGCTTCGTCAATGTTCAATTTTGGTGCGTTGCGATATTCGATAACGAAGTCGACATACACGTCATTGACCACTGCGTTGACTGGTGCGTATCCCATTTGCTGTGGAACGCCAATTGCGCCTGGCACTAATGCCTGTGCGATGAATTTGCCCGATTTTGCGAAACGTGCGTCTTCGCCCTTTTCGCCAGAACGGACGGTTGTACCAGCAATCAAGTTGGTAGTTTTTGTTTGATACGCTTCTTTGACTAATGGGTCAAAGTACGTAATGTACATTGCCAAAATATCGTTCATTTGATAACTCCTTTTGTTAGTTGTTTTTGGCTTACAAAAGCAATTTATCAGTCGTGCTTGTTTGGGGGGATGTGGGTCTGTTTCCAGTCGTGCCACGTTATGAAAACAAGGTCTAAATATCTTGCTGTTTTAATTATAAACAGATATTAAAATCTTTTTCAACATAAAAATTGTGGGACATTTCTGCCCCACAATCGTTCACTTGTCATTAGGAGGGTTTGTGACTTGGTGATTACACGATACTTATTATATCGTTTGGTCTTCTGTTGTCAAGTCTTTTCCGAACCGTTTGTAGAAGTTTGTGACGAATTCTTCTTTTTCCTGGCGGAACTTGTTTACGTTCTCTGGCTTTTGAAGTAATTCGCGCACCACGTCCACCGTCAGTCCTTCGATGTTTTTGAGCATCCAGTCGATGTTGCAGTGGTTTTTCAGTGCTTCAACGATGCGGATGACGAATCGCTGTTGGTGTTTGTACTTCTGATATTCCGGATCCGCTTCCAGTGCAGCCTTTTTTTCTGCCTGTTCTTTTTTGAAGCGTTCTTGGGTTCCTGACATGTATTTTTTCTTTTTCTGGTAGATACTGCGTCTGATTTCGATTTTCTCTTGTCGGGTCAATTTTCGCACGTATACGCCCAGTTTAAACAGCTCTTCTTCCCTTGTTATGCCCATTTTGGCAAGCCGTGGGTTGAACGCTGGTTCTGACATGTCGTATTTCTTTTCGATTACTTTTTCCGGAACCACAGCATCAGGTTCAGGATCCCCAGGGATATCGCTATCTTTATCTTCTTCCAGATCTTGTGTATCCGGTATTGGATCGGTGTCATCTGGATTGGCTGGGGTTGGATCTTCGGTTGGTATGCTGGTGGGTTCGGTTTGCTGTACCGCTGTTTGCGCTTGTATGTATTCTTTGCCATTTTGCTTTGCCTTTTCTTTTTCTTCTTCGGTTGTTGCGGCCTTGAGCTGCGCGAGCAGTTCTTTGGCGGTTTTATCTGTCTTGGACAGTTTGGTAAGTTCCATTAACCAGTTGCTAGCCATTATTTTAATCCTATTTCTGTTGGGTTGAATTCTGGCGCGCCGAACAGTTCTGTGTATTTTGCTTTCTGTTCTGCGTTGAACTGTTTATACGTGTCTGCTTTCTTTTTGATTTCTTCTTCGGTCAGTGCCACGGATGCGTGGTTTACGATCCATGTGTCGATTTTGTCTGCTAGGAATACTTTCACTGAGTATTGAATATAGCCCGATGTGTTGATTTCTGCCAGGTGGATTATGCCCTTCCCGAGTGTTATTTCGCCTTTCTGTGCGCGAAACACGAATACTTCTTGTCCTAATTCATATTGTTGTTTGCTCATGGTTTCTTCCTTTTATTTACGGTTCTTGTTCAATATTTCTGCGCGTTCTTTAAGCATCTTGTCTTGGGTTTCCTTGTCTGCCTTGTGGAATGCGCGCATCCATTCTTCTTCGTTGTATGTGGCCTGTGGTGCGGCTACTGGGATGCGGTTGCCCATCATTGCGTGGCGTACCTTGTTCAATGATAATGCCCATAGGCTGTTGTGTTCCAGAAGCTTTTTGTGCATTTCGTATTCTGCGTCTGAGTTGCAGAAGCCTTTCAGCCAGTCGCACAATGCCGTGTTCCAGGCGTTTATGTCTGTCACGTCGCCGATTTCTTTCTTTACGGCTTCATTGCGTTCTTCGATGACTTTCTGTTCTGCTGCGGCTTTTTCTTCGTCTGTTGCCAGGTCGATTGCCTTGGTTGCGACAAGTTCGTCCAGAACGAATCGGCGGATGTCATGGTTGCGTTCCACGCCGATGCCCTTTTCCAGTGACATTTTGTCCAGCTTTTCGAACAAAGATTTCAGTTTTTCCTGGTTTTCTTCCTTTGCTGCGAATGCGTCAAACTTAGAGTCCAGGACGAAGTCTTTGCCGTAGTCTTCGATTTTTTCTGGGACTTGTTTCAGTTTTGATATTTGTTGGCGGAAGTATTTTTTGTCTTCTGCAAGCTTTTTGATCTTTTCTTCGCTGAATGTACCGTCTTCGTTGCGGTATTCGGCCAGGTCGTCCTTTGGTGGATCTACTGGGTCTACTGGGTCAACTGTGTTGTTTTTTGGATCTATTGGATCTGGCATTTTTAGTCCTTTTTGTTTTCGGTTGGTTTTGTCACTGACTTTCCTTGGTTGATAAGGAATTCCAGCATTTCAATTCGCCCTACATACCTGTGTATACAGAATGCGTTTGGGTCGTTTGTGCTTGGTGTCCATGCTGTGAGTTTGGCACGTTCTGCCGCTAGGAATTCTTCCAGGACTTCCTGGACCTGCGGTGTGCCGATTGTTCCGGCGATTTTATTTCGCCAGTTTAATTGTTCTTCAGGTGTTTTTATCATTTTGCTTTGCCCTTTGGGTTACCTTACACCACGTTTTGTCCTGGTGCTTGTTGGTTTTTTGCTGCGTTGACGAGCATTTCGCGCATCATTTCGCCGCGTTGTTTCTGCATTTCTGCATTGACCGTTGCGTTGGCCTTTGCTTCTATGTTAGCATTTATGTCGTTTTCTGGCAAGACCAAATCTGTCGGTACGCGCAGAAGTTCGGCTACCTTGTTTGCATACTTAGCTACATCCAGGGCGGTTGTTGTCAGTGTTCCGTCTGGTGTTGCTGCGTTGAACAGGTCGATCATCGTTGCGATTGCCTGGATTTGTTCCGTGTCTTTGACTTCTGTTGATGCCAGTGTGACGCGCACGCCGTCTGCGTATGCTTTTACGTCGAAGTCTTCTGGGTAGAATCCTGGGATTTCTGCGAATTTCATCAACAGCCAGCGGACATCGTCTTCCAACATTTTCTGTGCTACTGCCACCATGTTGTTGTTTGTGACGTTCAGGCGGTTTCTGCGTTCTGCGATTTCCGTGGCGGTCATTTGTTTGTTGGTCTGGTTTGGTATGGTGTCGGACAGCATGACGGATTTGATATTCATTTCCATCTGTGTCTGGTTCCATTGTGCCACGTTTGGATCATCGCCCAGTTGTAATGGTGTCAGGGTTGGGTTGTCGCGCCCTGTGTTCTGCACTGGTATGATTTCGTTTGGTTTCATGGTCAGGCGGTCATAGTCCAGCAGATGATTTTCGTTTGCGAGCCAGATTGGCGCAGCGCGGAACATGAGCCCGAATGTTGAATAGTAGCGCAGGGTGTTCAGTTGGTTCAGTTCTGGGAGTGCTTTTACGCCCACGCCGATGCCGTATACTGACCCTGGTTTGCGTGTCCAGAAGCTTGCTGTGAAGTCGCATGTTTTGGTTGGGCGGTCTACCAGCAGTTCCTGTCCGCACAGTACGTAGTAGTGCCACAATTCGTCTTCGTAGTTGTATATCGTGGCTTCTTTCAGTTCTATCTCTTCATTGGCGTTCTTTTCTGTGGTTGCCACGCCGTTCAGTTTACGGTTCTTTGTTTCTGGGAATATTGCTGGGATTTCTGCGCGCTTGATTTTCAGCTTGCGGTAGTATCCGTCTGTTTCCCCTGTGAACGCCTTTGTGAGTGCTACGTCTTTGATTGGCACTGGTACGCGCCAGAATTTGCGGTTTGTTATGCTGAATGTACGGTACGATACGCAGGTTCCGGCCACCAGGTCATATGCGCTTTCCAGGTAGTTTGCTAGGTTTGGTACGATGCATTGGTTGACGGATTTGCTTAGTGCTGCGTCAATTTTCCGCTGGTCTGCGTTGTCTTCAAAGTATGTCGGTGCTTTCAGCGTGACAGATGTCTGCTCGTCTGTGCATATGATTCTTTGGAATCGTGCTGCGAAGATGTCTGCGGCTTCCGCGCCAACGTTAGTCAACAGAGCAGTGTTTTCCCAATTGTTCGGGATGTTTTCGTCCACGTAGAACGAATCCCTATTGGGCATCGTCATTCGGAACACGGCTTGATATACCGAATCCCAGACGGTTTTTTCGGACATTGCGTCATCATATCTTTTCAATATGTCTTGTATCTGCATTGTTTTCCCCTTATCCTAGGTCGCCGTATTTGTCAAATGCCATGGTTGGCGCGGATGCGCCAGACCACGCGACATTTGTCAGGTTGGACACACTGTTCATAAGTTCTTCGTTTTCTCTGCGCTGGCGTTCTTCTTCCAGTTTGCGCTGGCGTGCGACTTCTTCTGCCTGAAGCTTTGCGGCCTTTGCAGCGATTGAGTTTTGTTTGCTCTGACTTTTGTGGCCGAATATTGAGCTTACCAGTTGAATTCCAACGGATGCTGCCATCAAGTATTCCATGTTATCCCCCTATCAGTTTGCGGATTATGTCGCCGATAAGGCTCGCCATTCTGTCGCCTGCCAGTGCGAATGCGACCAGTACCAGTGCAAGTATTACCCATGCGGCTTTGTGCTTTGCGATGGATGTGATAAGATTCCATTTCTGACCGTCTAGGCGTTCCTGTTCGACTGGGCTGTTCAGGCGCGCGATGATCAGGTCGAGTTTTGTGCCGTGTTCAACCAGCGTCTGTTTGATAGATGACACGTCTTGTTCTATTGTTTCCACGCGTTGTTTCATGGTTACGTAGTCCTTTGCTTGCGCTTCGGCCAGGTCGACATCGTATCCGTTGACCTTTCCTTTTTTGCGAATCTTTTTCAAAACGTCTATCTGGGCGCACATTAGCCTTTCACTCTTTTTAATCTTGGGTTTGCGCGCTTAGCTGCTGGGCTTGCTCTGCGTGTTGATGCGGCTAGGATTGCGCCTGCTGTCTTCATGCTTACGCCTTCTTTGCGTGCGATGCTTTTTTGCACCGCTTTGAACCCTGGGTGTTTTGTAGCCATTTTTAATCCTTTACGAATAATTTAATCGCTTTCAAGATGTAGATAATTGCCGTGCCGATTGCTGCTGTATATGCTGCAATATCTAACCCCCATACTAACGCAATAGCCGCTGCGTATGGAATCGTCAATTCTACGCACTTCATAATCTTATCGATTATTTCGGATTTGGTCAGTTTTGCTTCTTCTTTTTTAGCCATAGTTCACTCCTTTAATTATGAACGCCAGTGCCATACAACATTGCCTGTGGCTCCAAAGTTCGGATAGCCCGAGAACGATTCTATTTTCGCTTGGTTCGCAGCAGGCGCATAGACGTCTATGTTTTGTGTGCATCCATAGAACATATTAGTAAACTGGTTTGTGCGTGTTCCAAAATCTATCGCAGTTGTTCCACCAAGATATACCGTTGTTAATGATGTGCAACCAGAGAACATATACTGACACCCATAGGTTCCACTTATCGTGGTTAAAGCAGATAAGTCCGCACTTGTCAGCCCAGTGCAACCTTGGAACATGTTACTACACCCACCGCTTCCGCTTATCGTAGTTAAAGCAGATAAGTCCGCACTTGTCAGCCCAGTGCAACCATGGAACATAGAATTGCACGCACTGTTTCCACTTGCCGTGGTTAAAGCAGATAAGTCCGCACTTGTCAGCCCAGTGCAACCTTGGAACATATTCTGACACCCACCGCTTCCGCTTATCGTAGTTAAAGCAGATAAGTCCGCACTTGTCAGC